AGTCCTGCATCTCTGGTTTACCCTTAGCGTATGCCTGTTGTAATTGCTCCATCGCAGAAGCTTGCTGTTGAGCGTCTGCACCGCCAGCTAAGATAGCGTTATTGAGTGCTAAATAGATAGCAGTGGAGGCTCTCAAGTTACCGTTTGTAGCTGTAAAACGCTGGACAGCAGTAGTTGCAGCATCAAGAGTGGTTGGAAGTCCCTCAAGTTTGTTAGAGAGATAATCAATGGAAGCTTGCGAATCCTGTGCAGAAATACCAAGATTTCCCATGACACGAGGGAAGTTCTTGAGCGTATCAAAGCGTTTTACTGCATCGCCAGTGCTAGAAGCGATAGCAGCCATAGCTTTTTGCGTAACGGCGGAAACAACACCAATAACAGCACCAGTAGCGGCCATCTTTAAACCCATATTCTTAAAACCGCCAGAAACACCACTAGAGGCCGTAGAAGCAGCCTTGGAAATACTATTGAGCTTCTGATTAACTCGATCTATCTCTGCCTGGAATTGCTCGGTCTGGGCCTTAATCAAGACATTAACTTCGTCTACTGTATGTGCCATTATTATTTCTCCTGTTCAATATGCGCATTGATGTACGCATCGAGGTCTTCAGATCTCGTAAATACCCTACTAATTGTCTCCTTGGCCATGAAAGGCGTTTTTGGATAAGTCTTAGCATGGAATGCCGCCCTTACATATAATCCAAGAGCATGGTTCATTTTGTCTTTTTCTATGATTCTATCTCTGTATCCGTCTAGACAATTTGTAAACTGTCCAATAGTTAAATCCCAGTACTCAGTAGGATGAAGACCTATATGAAATGCTAGTTTTTCTTGGTCTGCCCAGAAGTCTCGGAAGTAGGCATAGCTTCTTTCATAGCCTTCTCCATCTCCGCCTTGAGAGTCTTCGAATCTACTGTTGTGCCTAAAAAACCGGCATCAGCAATTCCTGACATAACTTCGATCATGACCTTATCGATGCCGCTCTTAAATAACTCATCGAACTCTTCAGTAGTTCCACCACCAGCAATAAACAAGAATAATAGGGAAGAGATAGATGGCTTATCTTGAAGTGAAGAAAAAGCGTCGAAGAAACTCATCCCTTGCTCTTTTTCGGCCTTAGCAATATTTGAAGCTTTATAGTTTAGTTGAACCATTTTAAATACCTCGATTAAATAATTTCGTTGTGTGGGATTTAGCCCTCCCACCAGGGCTTAAATTAAGCGACTTTGCTAAATGTTGGCTTGCCAGATAGACGAAGAGTTAATTTGAATCCGTCTACGCCATCGACAGTCTTCTCGCCATAAGTAAAGTTCTTGACGAATGCTTTATAAGCAATTTTGCGTTTACCTGGGGTCTGAATTTCCCAGTCTCGAACCATGCCACTATCAAACAATGCACGCAGTTTCTCAATTTGCGTATCGTCGTCCATGTAGCCCTCAAGGTCCTGTGAACCCCAGTCAGCAGCGCCAGAGAGGAATTCTTTTACACCATCTGGACTGTCAAGAGTAGTTACATCGACTTCTTCTTTTTCACCAGTGATTTCACCGATTGAAGTCAAACCTTTGATAACAAGGTTGGTTGGTTCACTTCCTGCCTTAATAAGCGTTAGGGAAGTACCCATAGTTAAGCCTTTGGCCATAACTTATATTCCTTATTTGAACTTTACCGCAGAAAATCTGCAGTTAGAGTGGAAAAGCGTTCCTTCTGGATTCGGAACATCCACTGAATGTACTAGTCGATAATTGATCGTTCTCATCTTAGCCTCGACTTCGCTAAGAATGCGGGATAGGTCAGTACTCTTGTTTGTGAAAATATCTATAACAACTTCAATCTCTTGTTTTGCAATCTGGTTCTCTAGGTTATATTCAGGATTATTACTACCAATCCAAAAGGTAATTACTGGAACTTTCGTGAAGATTGCTTGAGAACCTTGCTGACAAGCGTATCCTAGACTTTTTAGGGCCTTATAGACCTCTTCTTTAGGCTGATACATTATTTCCTCCCTAGACTTGCTGATATAGCTTCTTCAATCTGCTTTTTAATATCCGCCTCTGACTCCTTAAAGCCACGATACATAGGAGCTCTTGCAGGATAACCATTGGTCTTGATAAACTTCAGACCCTTATTTGTCTCTAGAGGATAAACCCAAGGTGTCATACGGTAGGTCATATCTTTACCTTCCGGATGAGTACCTACGGCTTCTCTACCAACACCATACTCAACATACATTGCGTATTCGGTAGGATTCATAATGCCTCCGACAATTTCCGATCCTTTAAGTTCAGCTGGAATCACAGTAAGAGCGCCCCGCAGTTTACCACCGTGTTCATATCTATTTACTGGAACTAAAGGTTTAGTCTTCTGTTCCAGAATTGCCGAAGCACGGTTAACGCCCCCAATAAGATTCTTAATTACTACTGACTTATCAAGTTTGGATTGAAGCTCTCGGATACCAGTAACGTTAATTGTTACGCTCGCCATTTCACCCCCGCAATGAGTTTGTGTGAATCAAAGGGAAGAACTTTAGTTACTTGGTAGATCGTTTCTCCTACTTTGATTAGATCGTCTAATTCAATCTCTACAGAAGTGCTACAAGTGATACTAATATCGATCTTCTCGATAAGGCCCATTTCGTTTTGGACTGCTCCAAGTTCGTTGAATCTAACATTGCCATTGAAGCTACGCTTAATATTTGAGTTCACGTCTTCTTGTTTAATAATTCCACCTTCATCATCGATAGATTCGGTCTTATCTAAGATATAGATGTTCTTATCATAAAAGACATCAGCAATGATATTCTGAGCAACTTTAGGAAACAACATTACATCTCCTATATGGCTTTAAGATATTAGCAACCCCTCCAAATAGTTCGCTATCTGAAGCGGTGACAATGTAATTCTTAGCAATATTTGAGAATGTAATTGTTTGGCCATTATCTGAGATGGATTGAATCTTAGTCTCAGTATTAGAACCTGCAACCTTATCTTTAGCTTCCTGGAGTAAAGATGAAACAACCCTAATTGATATAGATACCAATCTCTCATCATACTGAAGTTTTTTATCAGTATCTAAATTAAGATACAAAGATAAACGATCAGTCATCTCAAGAGATAGAAAATCCACTAAATCGTTGTTTTCAGTAATTGAATTAACGACTTTAAGCTTTTCTTTTAACTTCGAAATGAACTGATCTTTATCTAACATCTTATTTTCCTTCGTTTTCTAGCTTGGCTTCAGCTTCGACCTCAGCTACTTCCTCGGCAGGAGCTTCTGTTTCTGATTTGGCTTCAGCTTCTTTCTTAGCTTTCTTTAGCTTGGCTTCAGCTTTTAAATCTGCTTCCGAGATAGGCGTATAAATCTCTGAATAAGATTCATACTGCTCGATCACTACTTCATTTGAAGTGGTTAAGATTGTGCCGTCTGCCATTCTAAACATTTTTTCCATGTTTACTCCTAAATTAAATGGTTGCTACTTTGAAGATAAGGTCTGGAGTGACGGCTTTCGCACCAGTATTCACGAATAGTGATAGTGCATAAGCATTGGAAAGAGGGATCTTCTCAGCGTCATAGTCATTAACAAGAGCCAACTGACCGACAGAACCGATACGCTGGATCATAATGTCAGCGGTTTGGCGAACAGTGTTGATAACGCGAACACCATGGAAGAGTTCGATCGCCTCTGCTTTAGAACCATTATTGCCTGGAATCTTATCAATAAGATTACGGACCTTACCGTAACCCTTAGGGTTACAAGTAATTACGAGGTCAGAGCGGTCCATGCCGTCAACCCAGTCGTTAGAGACGGTTTCTGCCTTAGCGATGAGTTCCTCAACCTTTTCTTCGATAGCAGTGACAGTTGGAGTGATAGTGACTGCAGTAGCAGCAGCTTCAGCAACGCGGAAGAATTCTTTATCGAGGAAAGCTGCGACACGGCCAGCGTGAGATGCGGTACGACGATTCAGAAGACCGTTGATACCACTAAGAGTGATGTCTTTTGCCTCAAGCTCTTCAACAATCTCCTTGTCGGTGTCGATATTGAGGATAACTTTACCGCTATTTTTAAGAGCAGTACCTTTATTAGCACCGCGAGCGGTACCGTAGTTGTTAAGTTCTGCATCCTTAAAGCGATCGAAAGTGACTGAGCCACTGGTTGGATCGCCAGAATAGTCGTTGTTCTTAATAAGTGTTGACACACACTTTGCACGAATAGCGTCGATGATAGCACCACGGATTTCAGCTAGTTTATCTTTAGTAGTGCCAGTAGTTAGAATTGAAAGGGCATCTTGTGCCATTTAAATAATTCCTTGTTTTAGATAACCGCTACACCAGGATTATTCCCAGAGTGCGGTACAGTTGAAGACTTGTCTGTTGGGGTAGCCCCTGAAGCTTTAATCTTAGCCTGAACGCCTTCCATGAGCTTTTCTTCCCAAAGGTTGGAGAAACTCTCGATATTCGCACTCATTTTTTCTGCATCATTATCGATTAGATAATCCGCAAAATCTGCTGGAATATTCTTTTTAGATAGCGCCAAGAGACAGTCTGATTTGCGTTCTCGCATAGTGATGCTTCTTTCACGCTCTTCAATCTCTTTCAGCTTTTCTTTCTGAGCTTCTGTTGCACGCTCTTCTTCTGTGAGTTTGGCTTTACGCTCATACTCTGAGAGAGCATCAGCAACCGCCTGCTTCGTCTTCTCATCAGACTTCTTATTAAGCTCGTTAACCCGTTTCTGGATTAATTCATTAACTTGGTCTTGTGTAAATGTGACCTGCTTTTCGCCATTATTAGCCTCTCCTGCAGTCTGATTGGCCTGGCTATTAGATTCAGCACCGTTTTGGTTCATCATCTTCCTTTCTTTTACGTTCTTAAGGATTAACTTGAGATTAAAAAACGACCCACAGGCAAACCTGTTAGGTCGTAGAAATCTGATCCCATTATAACATAAAGATTATAGAGATAATCATAAATTGACAAAAAGCATATTGTGTGCTAATATCAAACTGTAAATCCCCCCTCTGCTTGACCCTATAGTTGTCATTCATGGGGGATTTTCTTTTAGAGATTATATTCTTAAATCCATAAAGTATATTTTATCTTGTGGTTTTATAATAATCGCAAAATCTACATATGATTTATGTTTTAATTCATATCTAGAAATACGGTTCTTAATTAATCTAAGTAGACTTGGGTAATCAATAGTGTAGGAATCGTCGATCCTTAGTACTAAAACTCTAGACAAAGAGTCGCTTCCAATACCACGCCTTAGTGCCCTAAGGTTATTTCTATCCAGTTGCTTTAGAGCTTTCTTTACTTGGCTATCAACTGAGCTATCACTAGATACGTTTTTATACTCAAAAACTGCATGCTTAGATAATAATAAATCCGGTGTTTTTATTCCTGATTTTGTAATATCACTTATTACGGTGTAGTCGCCTCCGAATTTTGTTTTGAATAAGTTTGCAAGTTCAATATCATCAGATCGATTCTGACGAGATTTCTCCACAACAACACTTCCATCATTGGGAGTATTATCTCCAAAAATTATGTCTCGTGGGAATTTAGGTTTATCCTCAATGATGTTAGGCTTTATAGCTACAGATTCTCGTCCTAGCATTCCATTCTCAATACGTTTTAGCCACTCATTATAAGGAACATTATCCACATACTCGTTCTCGCCATTCTCGTTTCTAGCAATTCTTATTGCCGATTCGTATTCTTCGCCAAGATAAGCAGAAACTGTAGAGCGACAGTTAGGATGAAGAGGAGGTAAATTCTCTCCCGCTTTAGCTTCCTCAATATTGTAGACTTTTTTATCATGTTCTCTACAAATATCTGAGGTTCTTGAGTCGAGTGTCGCAATGAACTTATACTTCTCAATCCCCATCGTTTTTAAGGCTTCAATTTCGGCCTGATTCTGGAAATAACATGTTTCCGTCTGAACTAATCTTGCAGCTTCATACTGCGTAACGCCGAATCTCTCCCTGACCCCTCTTGCAGTTTTTGAATAGCTTTCGCCTCTCGCAATAGCAGAACCTATGACCTCTTTCAGAGTATCAGCCAATTTATCTGTATTTTTCCAAATCCTCTCTGAATAATTACCACCTAGAAACTTAGTATTGAGTACTTGGTTTACTGCTCTATTATCCAACCTAGAGAAAGCAGGGTTGATTTTTAGCCCTATACCAGTGTCGTAGATGGTTTTATAGTAAGCATTATGAATCGTCTCTCTGTGAGTTTTAGTTTCAATCTGTTGATGCTTTAGGCTAGCTTTCTTACTTTCTGCCCAACAATCAGCATAAAGATATTCAAGCCTTGTCATGCGAGCCTTGTAGTTTTCAGGGAGATATTCTGATAGGCCAGCCTTCTTCATTTCTCGATGGAATCGTTCTAGGTCGCCATTCGGGATAATGATCCTTAACTTCTCTTGATCGAAGCCTTCATCGTCTTTATAGCAATTTTTATAGAGATTCTTAATATCTTCGACGATCTTTAATCTTGCATCATCATAGACCGCGTGAATATCCTCTAGGTAGGGAACAGAAAGCTTCTCGGCCTCATCTAACCGATCTTCAGCACGCTCTCGCCAATACTCATCAGAAGGCAACCCACGACGATTTTTCATTACTATTCCTCGTCATCATTTGCATTGCTCTTATCTACATTAGGTAGTCCTGTCGCATAATTGTCGTTAAATTCAGGCTTATTTTCTTCTTTTGCTAGCTCCACGGTCTCTTTGGCATCGTTAACAAACGATAATTGAGCCACAAGCGTCTCTTTATCGACCAAGCCAACAAGATTGTTGATCATTTGAGACTGTTCGTAATCGTTCTGTGGCAATGCACGCTTAAACACAACATCAATATCAGCAGGGCTAATTAAGCTCATATTGTTATTGAGATTGAAGAATCGGTTATAAATCCTAAACCTATCAATCAAAGCATTCTCAAAGTAACGCTCCTTATCTTTAATGTGTTGCTCAAATGCGAGGAGTTTATAGAGCAGTGCTACACCAGAAGAATTCCCTGCGAAGTTCTGGTCACTCATGTCTGGCGTCATTGAAATCTTATGAATATCAGAGAGGAGGGAAGACCTTAAAACATCAGCGTCCGCTTCATTGATATCCTTAACAATATATTCAACCTTAGCATCAGATGGGATTCCTGCGAGCGTTCTAGACTCTTTAAGCGCGTCTTTTTGCTCTTTTGTAATATTCATCCCGTAGAATGCAAGAATAGCATCCACTAAGCGCTCACGATCGATTACGCGGTCGGATTGCAAGATGTTATAGGCATCAAGTAGGGAAATGACCGGTTCGAAATCACCCATACGATCTGAGCTATTCATGTATTCAATAACCGGCACTTCGCCATAACCATGCATGAAATCCTCAATTTCTGGAATTTGGAATAAGTGGCCATCTTTGAGGTTCCGCTCCATGCAAAGTTCTGGAGTTAAAATAGTAACATCAAACTCATTCTCAAGTTGTTTACCTTTATCGTCGAATACCGGATTGTAAATCACAGCAAAAAGCTTGTTGTGCTGAACGCTGTTATCATAAGCTAGGATGATATTACCTGGATTAATGCGAGTAGACCATGGCTCAGCTAGTTCATTAGTATAGACACGCTCAAAAGCATGGCCATAAACCGAAACATCCGTTGCAAGCTCCACATCAAGGTTAGAGATAGTCTGTTTTTTGTAGTTATCAACGATTAAATCGATATTAAGTCCCTCAGAAACTAGATACTGAACCGGATTCCCCAAAAGATAGCCCACATTGGTCTTTGTGATATACCTAGCGTTATTAGCCACAACTTTAACTTCATGCGGTGCCGGTCTTGAGGTTACGTTTACCGAAGAGAAGTAATCTTTCAGGGTATTGTAATATCTTACCTGTTCCTTACGAGCCAATGAGGTTAATAAATTATTGATAATTTCATCCGTTGGTTGTGTTCCTCTCGCGAGAGTGCATTGTTTGATTATAGGCATTTATCCTCCTTACCTTTCAAAAACCGAACTTCGGTTATATCTAGAGCCATAAAGCTCTGAATCGCTCAAAATCTGAACTTCCATTCCACTAGTAGTCTGCTCATAGATTGAAGCTAAAACATCTACGGTATCATCATGAGCGTTCTTACCTTTACGCTGGTAGCTCATAACCTGCTTATAGAATTCAGGGAATCGAGTCCTCCAATTTGGCGGCATATAAATATGATTCTGAACCCACGCTGAGCTTGCTAGAATGCGAGACTCCTTATTATGGGTCTGTGGCACGGTATTAATTATCGTGCGATTTGAGCCGTATTTGTCGAGCAATAGTCTCTCTACATTCCTAGCAAAGCCCCTACCGCCGTTATTAGACTCGATCGAGCATTCCTGGGCTGCGCCAGTGTGCAGCAATTCTGCAACCTTTGGCTCTGTAACCTCCATGGCTTCATCTGAGAAGTAGAGGTCTAAAATATAAGCTTCTTTTTCATAAATTACATAATTAATCGAACACAAAAAGTCTGTTCCAGTATCTGCGGTATCTGTATAGTTAAGAATTTTGCCTTCTGGAGCTTTTTCCCATTCCTTAAACTCTTGATAGAGACGACCCTTCACGTCGATTGGTGTCTGATTGTAGTTAGCTTCAAAGATGTCAACGTTCATCTCACGCTTAATAAGATTCATGTCTTTTTCGCTCAAGATATCTTCACAGAGCATTTTGCCATTTTCGTCTTGGACGTGATATTTAATAATCTCGCACTCGTCAGCAAATGCTTCCATAATACGTCCAGCTAAGTCTCTCGAAGACCAACGAGTCATAATAATAATGCACTTCTTCTGACCCTCAAGCCTCGATAACATAGTATTTACGAACCATTGATAAGTGTTATCTAGTGCTGTCTCGTTGTATGCTTCCTCAGCTGACTTTATAAGATCATCGCAGATGAGATAATCACAACCAAAACCTGTAGCTGTGCCGTTCGGAGAGGTAGCTAGATATGAAATCTGACTCTGGCCGTCTATAGTCCACTTCTTAGCACTTGCATCACCGTACTTAACTTTTGTTTTAGGGAACATGTCGGAAAAAACGACACGTTCACCCATCTTTTCGGTCTGAATAGTATTTCGGACGTTCTTAGAGAAAACACTAGCGACATCCTCGTTATAGGAGGCTGTCATGACTCGACTAGCTGGATTACGTCCGAGAAGCCATGCCGTGAGACATTGAGCCGTGAGTGACTTGCCATGACGTGGTGGCGCGTTAATGATGAGAAAACGCTTATTTTTATCATTAATAAAGTTTTCCACAGATTCACAGAATTCTTTAAGGTATGGACGCTCATCTTTATAGAAATTAGGGAACAATGCCTGGCAAAAATCGTAAAGATGACGTCTCGCAAGCTCTAGTTTCGCACCTAACTTGATTATTTCTTCTCTTGTCATTTCGCAAGCTTCCTTAATTCATCTTCGGTCAAGTTCTCAAATGGATTGAAGACCTCTTTTTCTGATACGTCTTTAGTCTCAGTTGGATCGTAGTTCCCATTGAGCTTAATAAGCTTATCAGCGGCCTCTACACACTTCGGGTGGTCTGGGTCGCTAGCAATAGCGATTAAGTTATTAATCACATTAAGTACGAGATTTGGATCATTGGAAGCACGAATCTTCACCTGATGGCGAAAAGACATGTCTTCTGTCGGGCGACCACCATTATTACCAACGGAAAGTTTATTTCCTTTGGAGAAAGTCCCGTCCGAGTTTCGTCCGACTTGTGCAGCCTTCTTTTTACCAACAGAAGCCTTAGTAGTCTTTTTCTTGACCACCTTTTTAACCTCTTTTTTAGAGCTTAGGTTCTTCTGTCTAACTATTGGCATTTATTAATCTCTAATTTTCTTTTGAAGTTTCCTCGGTTTTAGTTCCAGGTTCTACTGGAGTATGTTCTTCTTCTGGCACTACAACAGGATTTTCAGAGTTTTCCACAGGTTTCTCTTCGGAATGGGCTTCTTCAGTGGTTTCGGTATGATTATTGGCAGACTCATCCTCTGAAGTTTCTACTGGTGAATATTCAATAGCCTCTTCTGAATGTTCTAATTCTTCATGTACTTCTGGTTCTTCAGTAGCCTCATCATGTTTTTCTTCGTGAACTTCAGGATGTTCTGGTTCAGAATTTTCTCCAGGTGTTTCTGGGGATTCTTCAGCAGTATTTGAGTTTTCTACAGTTTCATCTTTGACCTCTGCTCCCTTAAGTACAAACACGATCGGATCGCCAAAAATAACTTTGTGACACTTACCATTTACGAATTCATCCGTGATGTCAAAATCTAACCCATAAAAATCAACAATTACGCGACCATTCTGATCTCTCTCAACCTGTACTTCATATTCCATTTTTTAATTCCTTGTTTTTAATCTATCCATTAACTGGATCCGTCTTGCATTAGTATTTCTACTTCTTAATTCTTCTATCAGCTCCTCAATGCTTTTGTTTCGGAGGCCCGCTCCTTTCCGCCCGAAGATAATAATTTTAGGTCGCCGTAACATCTTGTTCTTCGTAGGCTCCCCCATTACACCTACTTCAGCTAGAATCTTGCCAAGTGGTCTATAAACTATAAACGCTTGATCTCTCCTAACAATCGCTCTTAAATCTTGTAGGTTAGCTGAGAAAATAAGGGAATTAAGAGTTTGAACGGCTAGTCCCAGTAGTTCGCTATAGCTAAACTCTTCTCGGATTTTTCGTTTAGTAAAATCCAAAGTACGTTCGCATAAGAGTTTTGTTGTTACTAGAGATTCAAGTTCGTTAGTTCTAGTATTAAGATCCATATATTGCTCCGCTTAAATAGGTTCCCATTAAAAAGACCTCCAAGGAATACTCCTCAGAGGTCGTAGAAATCTAATTGAATTATAACATAATTGGGAAGCGATAGCTGCGGATAAAAAATCCAAAATCCCTTGACACGTATGCACCAATGGTGTATCATAGAACCATAGCAAGGGGAACATTAAAAAGGCAGGTAGAAAGGAGGGCAATATGGAGATTAAAGAAATAAAACTCAAATCCAATGGTGAAATTACCATAAAAATAAAGCTCACTCCCGCAAAGAAATAAGCTTTATAGCTAAAATAGTAGCATAAAGGAAAGAAATTGTCGACCCCTTGCTTAAAGCCTGCCGGAAAGGAGAAAATGGTAGAGATAGCAAAAGAGGAATTAGATGAACTTAGGGCTAAGGCCCAGAAATGGGATAAGTTCACAAAAAAACAAGCCTCACACCTCAATGCGATATCAAGCGAAGAAAAAAAAGCAAGAGCTAGACGTGCAGCAGAGGCTCGTTGGAAAAATCGCAAAGAAAATACATAAAAACTATTGACATTAAACTTAGTTGAGCTATAATCAAACTGAATTTATGCACTTACAATTACCCTAGTTTTCGCTAGGGTTTTTGTTTCCCCAAAATAATAATGGTTTATTTTGGAGGTTGTTCATTATGTTGGACAATAAGAGAATATCAGTAATGAGGGCACGTTTAGGTGCACGTGCTTCAAGATTGATTAAAGATGATAACTTTTTACCTATGTACAGAAATAGACAAATCAAGTATCAGAGAGAGTTTGAAGAATCTGTAAAAATTGCAGAAAAAAAGAGAAACCCTGAGCATTTCTTCGCTAAGATTTGGTCTTGTGAGAATATAGAGAAAACACTAAAACTAATCAGATCAGTTATTTATAGAGCTATCGAAAAAGCTCGTGAACTACAAGAGTCGATTAAGAGGATTAAAACCGAACAGGATATTCAAGCGAACATTAATCCTATTGGCTTAGCTCAATTTGCCAAAATGAAGCATGACCTCTTTGGGATATAGTTAAAACTCTACGATATTCATTATAATTCACTCTTAGTGAATACTTTTTGCTATTCATGATCCAAAAAATATGACCATTTTCGTGACTCCATGAAAAATGGTTTGTTCAGGTTTATACAAATCCACAAAAATACCGAACATAAACCAAACAAAAATGATGATCATTTTCGCCAGACGGTGAAGATGATCGCTAAAAATATCAAAATTAATCTCTATATAGAATAATAAGTAAACTTATTAATATTAAAAAGAATCTATATAGAACATAGATATTAATTAATGGAGGTAGGAAATGGAATAAATAATGTTAATTAGCGAGGCTTTTGAGAATCATAGGGAGATTGAGGTTATTTCGAGAGGATTATCACCAAAAACACTAGAGTCTTACATTTACGCGGAGAAGCTTGTTGTTGAGTATTTCTCGGATACTGATATTAAAAATATTGCCACGTTAGATGTGTCTAAATTCTATCAGTATCTCTGCAATCATCAGAGGCCCGATACCGCTAGAGGTAATATAATTTGTCTACGATCAGTGCTCAAAAGGTGCGTACGTAAGGGATGGCTCAATCTGGACGTTGAAGATATTAAAATTCCTAAACGCGAGAAGAGAATTATTACCTACTTAACCGAATCTGAAGTTGACAGATTCATTTTTATAGTTGGTAAACAATGTCGGGGTTATTCTAACCTTAATAGACTAAGAAATGTCGCTATAGTGAGCTTATTATATGATTCCGGTATCAGAATCAGTGAATTGTGCAGCCTTAATCGCAATAGTATAAAGGATAGACAATTCATTGTAATAGGTAAGTCTAAAAATCCCAGAATTTGTTTTATTACAGAGAAAACTGAGCAAAGAATAAAAAACTATCTAGATCTAAGGGATGATAATGATAGAGCTTTATTTATTGCTAATCAAACTGGTAAACGAATCACTTCCGATAATGTGCGTAAGGTCTTTCAGAACGTATGTAATAGATCTGAATTCATTAATATCCATCCCCACACAATTAGACATTCTTTTGCTACAAGACTTCTAGATAAAGAGGTAGATATTAGATATATCGCCGAATTAATGGGCCATGAAAGTTTAGATACAACCAAGATGTATACACATTTCTCGAATCCAAAATTAAAGAAAATCTACGAAAATGCCTTGTCATAAAAATATATTAGCGTTATAATTAAATCAATATAAATCGTACATTAATATCTATCTTGAATCACAAGATAGTGTAATGCGAAATACTCTGTATGCGAGTAGTTATATTACGGTGTTTAGAGCGCTTCCTTGCCAAGGAAGAGGTCGAGAGTTAGAGTCTCTTAGCTCGCACCATTATCATAATCTATATAAAAGATTGTGGTAGGAATTCCCCACTGAAACCCCCCTTTCAGTGG